ATGGTCAAGAGTGATGTGTTTGCAAGGTGCGTTGAAAATGAGAACGGAGAAGTCGATATCGTAGTCGACCTGTCAGCCGACAATAAGAAAATCTACAAGTCGGTCTTTACAGATCCGACCGATGCAGCCGCCCTCGTCGAAAAGATAAACCGCATGGGTGTGTCCCCGTTGCATATCGACGACGTGATCGAGGACGCGCTTCCATAAGCTTTTATCGAATCTCAAGCCTTCGTGCTGGCGTTTCGGTCATCCAATCTCAAGCATCCGTGCTGCCGCTTCGATCACCTGATTTCAGACTTGAAAGCCACAGCCTTTCCGATTATATGTATCTTTTCAAGCTCGTCGCCGCTGTAAACCATCGGCTCGTAGTTGCTATTCTCGGAAATAAGCATCAGCTTTGAAGCCTCGGGGTAGTAGTAAACCCTTTTGAGCGTTGCTTCGTCATTGATGATTATCGCCGCTATCTCTCCGTTGTTAACACTGTCGGCTCTCTTGATAAACACCGTGTCACCGTTGTTTATCCTTGCGTCCTTCATACTGTCACCCTTAGCGATCAAACAAAAATCCGCATCCGTTTCGGCATCGGTATAGACGGCGCCGCCGTCCTCCTCATTTGCGAAGACGGGGTAACCGCACGCGATCTCGCCTAAAATCGGCAACACCTTGTATCTTCCGCCGGAGTGTATCTCCGGAATATCCGTGGTGCCGAGAAGATAAGCCTCGCTTACACCGAGCGCACGCGCCATTGCGCATATTGCATCGGCCTTAGGGACATAGACACCGCTTTTGTACTGGCTCAGCCTTGGCTTCGAAATACCTGTCCGCCGTGATAATTCGGCGGCTTTTATATTCTTTTCTGCCATGGCATATGCCAATCTTGTTTTAAAGTCGTTCATATCTATCTCCGTTCATTAAGTGGGGCAGACCGTCCTTCGAGCGAGCGCTTTTAAGCCTCGCCTTTTTTTATTTTGCGCCGTTCCGCCACACCGAAAGGTTAAAATTTCTTCCTTATGTATATTATAGCAGAAAGTTAAGCAAATGTCAACAGGTTTTTAGAAAAAAGTTAAATAAATTTAATGAGCTTTTGGGGTTGACAATATAGAACAAATGTGCTATAATTTGCTCAGTCAAGCGAAAAAGCATACTCATGAGCGCTTGTCGGGAGAATGGCATTTTACCTTGCGCACCTTACGGCGCAAACGAAAATTCAAATCGAATATACGCGGGATCCCCGTTTTCTGCTTTTTTTCGATCTCTTTTATGTAATATGCCATTCGGAAAGTTAAGCGATGTTAATAAAACTTAAATCATTAAGTATGCTTAACCTGACGTTTTGGCGGTTTATATGCCGCCGCATCAAAGCAAGTTGTGATTTTTTGTATGTTTCCGCAGTGTGCGGAGAAGGGAGATTTATATGGCGTTTGCCGGAATGTGTCCTTATCTGAAGGACGCGAGAAGCTGTGAGAGAACGATATGTGAGTGCGCGAGATTCACCTTTCCCGACAAGATATCTCGTCGGGAGCTGTTATATGGGTTCTGTGGACATCCTACCGCTTGGAAGAATTGCACGTTCAAGCCGATCATGGATAGGTATTATGACAGAAAGTATTCTAATGAGGGCGAGATGACACGCAAGACCGTGGGTTGACGAATTATTCCGATGAGGCTGTCGGCGCTTCATTCGGTCCACTCGGATGTGGCATTGTGCGGGTGCTTCATCCCGAGCGTTAAAAATGAGAGCATATATAAAAGGAGGGGCAGGAACACAGAAAGGAATTCTATCAGAATGTTCAATTACATAAAAAGTATAAAGAAAATCATTAAAAGAAAAAACGCTCAGATCCGCGCTGAGCGAGAAAAGCTCGAGGCTGCTGAGACTGCCAACCGTATTTACGCGGCATACATCGTCTGGTTTGCCTCAAAGCACGGAGAGGTATCTGTGCCTAAGCGTGAGATATCCGCCTTACTCGGTAAATACCGCGCGGACGTTTCTTACACAAGTGACGATTACATTATAAGTGTTAAGCCTATCGGTGAGCCGTATAGCTTACAGAATAATACGGGTGAGGGCGTATCGGTCGGCGGCGCTCACTATTGCGACAATGGTGAGTCCGCGGGCTATTGCCAAAACGAGAGCCCTTCGCCCGAAGCGGAAACCGTTGGCTCCGGAAACGGAGGAGAGGATAGTGGCGAGAAGTAAGTTTGAGATGTGGTGCCGCCAATACGGGCTTGAGTTTATCCGAAAGCTCGCGGAGGACGGCTTTTCAGACGAGGAGATCGCAAAGCGCGCCCATATTACCATGATCGAGTACGATAGCTGGAAGCGTCGCTTTAAAAAATTCCGCGACGCTATCGAGATAGGCCGCAAGGAAGCCGATTTCTCGGTCGTAGAGGCGGTTTACAAGCGAGCCACCGGCTATAACGTATCAACCAAGAAAACGCACAAGCTAAAGCGAGTCGATTTCGATCCCCAGACAGGCAAAAAGGTGCGCGAATACGAGGAGCTTGCGGTTGCCGACGACGAGGACTACATTCCTCCCGATCTTCGCGCGGGCATATTCTGGCTCAAAAACCGTCAGCCCGAGCGTTGGAGCGAGAAGGGGATAGGCTATGAGCTTGCCGACAGCGGTATTATCGAGTTGCCCGCTGCCGACACTATCGACTCGCCTCCCGACACCTCCGACACCTCACTCGCGTCTTCATCCGTATCGGGTGAGCTGACCGACCTCAATACCGACAAGGAGGCGTGATCATTCATGCAGCTTCAAGGGAAAAAGGTCATATGGACTCCGCAGCCAAAGCAGATCCAATTTATGCGTCGCCTTGAGGACGAAGCGCTTTACGGCGGCGCGGCGGGTGGTGGAAAGAGTGATTGCGCCTTAGCCGAGGCTCTCCGGCAGATAAATATTCCGCACTACCGAGGTCTTATTCTCAGAAAGACCTTTCCGCAGCTCTCGGAGCTGATCGATCGCTCCGCGGAGATGTATTCTGCCGCTTGCCCCGACGCTGTATATAATGAAACCAAGCATTTCTGGCTCTTCCCGTCGGGCGCGAAGATTTATTTCGGCTCTATGGCGCACACCGATGACCGCTACAATTATCAAGGTAAGCGTTACGATTTTATCGACTTTGACGAGCTTACTCAATTTACCTTTGACGAATACAGCTACCTCTTTTCCCGAAACCGTCCAAGCGGTCCCGGCACGCGTTGCTATATGCGTGCGCAGGCAAACCCCGGAGGTATCGGGCACGGCTGGGTCAAGGAGCGCTTCATAACCCCCGCGCCGCCCTTAACTACCATCTGGGAGGAGGTCAAGATACGTTATCCCGACGGCTATGAGGAGGTAAGAAGAAAGTCGAGAGTGTTCGTACCCTCAACGGTATTTGATAACAAGATATTGCTCGAAAATTCACCCGATTATCTTACGCGCCTGGCATCACTCCCCGATGCAGAGCGCGCGGCATTGCTTTACGGCGATTGGGACGGATTTTCAGGTCAGGTCTTTACCGAATGGCAGAACAATCCCGACAGCTACCTTGACAGGCTGGGGACTCACGTTATCTCGCCCTTTAAGATCCCTCGCCATTGGCGCGTTGTCCGTGGCTTTGACTGGGGATATTCAAGACCGTTTTCGGTCGGCTGGTACGCGGAGGATCCCGACGGTGTGCTCTATCGCATCCGCGAGCTTTACGGCTGTACCAAAACACCGAACGAGGGTGTAAGGTGGGGCGCCGCCCGCGTCGCTAAGGAGATAAGGCGCATCGAGTCTGAGGACGAAAATCTGCGCGGACGCTCGATTTCAGGCATTGCCGACCCCGCGATATTTCAAAAGAACGGCGGTGAGTCTATCGGCGAGATCATGGAAAAAGAGGGCGTTTATTTCGACAGGGCAGACAATTCCCGTATCGCCGGCAAGATGCAGGTGCATAACCGCTTGGCCTTCGATCCATCGGGACGTCCGAGGCTCTACGTCTTCTCGACCTGCCGCAATTTCATAAGGATCTTCCCGTGTCTTGTTTACGACAGCACGGACGTCGAGGACGTTGACACGTCGGGTGAGGACCACATTTACGATGAATTGCGGTACGTTTGCATGGAACGTCCCGTCAAGGCGCTATCACACGCGAGAGAGGAGGGGACGGGGGATCTCTCCGAAAAATCCGATCCGCTTGACCTTTACAAAACGAGAGCAAGGTTTATGCATTATTAAAAAGTGTTGCTTTCTCAAGCTTCTCGTTTTCTAAGTAACGGGCAAACAGTTTTTTGGGGGTTATAGGCGGAGTAGTTTTCTCTAAGAATTCTTTTCAGGGAGTTTTTTGGAGGTGTGGAACCCTTTTTTGCAAAAAAGGTTCCACGTCGCATCCCCCGCATCCCCGCATCCTACTCTCCGGACAGATAATTTTTTGAAAGGATTTTTATGAACAAGAAAAGAAAAAATACTGCTCCCGACATTCTCTTTGCCAAGGGCGTTCTTGCCGGATACAAGAGAGATAAGGGAGCGCTCGAAAGAAGGATCGCCTATGAAGACAAGCTCTGGCAGGACGTTTACACGTCGGGCGGCTCGTCCTCGTGGATCTTTAACAGTATTGTCAATAAGCACGCGGATATTATTGACAAGATGCCGACCTCGGTCTGTCTTCCGCGTGAAAAACGCGATGAGGCGGCTGCGGACAGGCTCTCAAAGGTCATTCCCGCAATCGTCGAGCGTTCACACTTCGATCAGACATATTCCGACAATGCCTGGGAAAAGCTCAAGCACGGCACCGCCGCTTACGGCGTTTTCTGGAATACCGCCCTTGAGGACGGTCTTGGAGATATCGACGTAAGAGCCTTGAAGCTGTCCGACGTCTTCTGGGACATGAACGTTTCCGATATTCAGGACAGTAAAAATCTCTTTATCGTTTCCGCGCTCGACTGTGAGTCGGTCGAAGCTCTTTATCCGCATTTCAACTACGAAAAGAACCGCGAGGCAGACAGCGCGCTTGCGACGACGCTCGGTCAGGCTGAGTCCTTTGACTCAAAGTGCATAGTTGTCGATTGGTATTATAAGCGCTATCTTCCCGGTGGGGAATCTCAGCTCCACCTGTGCAAGTTCTGCGGCGATACGGTGCTTTATGCCTCCGAGTGTGACGAATCGTGTCCCGATGGCTGGTATGCTCACGGTCTTTATCCCATTGTTATCGACCGCCTTTATCCCTGCAACGAGGGAGCTTACGGCTTCGGTATGATCTCTATTGCCGCCGACGCTCAGGCATACATAAACCATATTGATTCAAATATGCTTTCATATGCCGATTGGGCTTCGCGCGTTCGCTTCTGGGCAAAGAGATCTCTTGGCGTCAATGAAAAGGAATTTCTCGATCTTAACAGAACTATCGTTGAGGTCGAAGGGGATATTGACGAGGAGAAGCTTCGCCAGATCGAGATCTCGCCCATTAACGATTCGGTTATGGATTGCAAGAGGATGAAGATCGAGGAGCTTAAGGAGATAACCGGCTCAAGAGACGTTTCTCAGGGCGGTATCACGGGCGGCGTCACCGCCGCATCCGCCATCAGCGTTCTGCGTGAGGCGGGCGCAAAGTCCTCCCGTGACGGTATAGAGGAGTCTTACAGGGCTTACGAAAAGATCGTTGCGCTGATCATTGAGCTTATTGCCGAGTTTTACGGCTCGGAGCGTGTCTTCAGGATCGTCGGCAACGACGGGGACTGTGAGTACGTGGGCATTTCGGGAAAGGCGCTCACGCACGATGACGGCTATAAGCCTCATTTCGACGTAAAGATCGAGGCCTGCGATAAGTCTCCCAGCGAGATAAAGGAGAAAAACAAATTCGTAAAGGAGCTTTACGACGGTGGCGCGTTCAAGGAGGAGAACGTCAAGGAAACCCTTCTTATGCTTGAGCTTATGGAGTTCGACGGCGTGGGCAAGCTGAAATCCGCTTTGCGCCGCGATTATGACTGCGACTGCTCTATATGATAAATATTGAGTTTTCACGTACAGGCGAATCACTTTGGCTTAAAATGTGCGGTCACGCGGGATATTCCGAGTCGGGACCCGATATCGTTTGCGCCGCCGTGTCGGGCATATTCTATGCTCTTATCGGCTATCTCGCAAATGAATCTCAGGGTCTTAGCATCGGATGTATTTCGTCGGGAGAGGCTGAGATCAGCTGCTTACCTGATGGAGAGCAGGCGATGAAGCTCGCTTACATCGGCTTTTTACAGATTGGGCTCAGCTATCCCGGCACTCTTAAAATTCGCGAGTCGGTATGGAATCGGCGTGTCAGCACGCCGGTCTGTGCCGAGGTGATATAGCCTTTCCCGTATCATTTTATAAATGGAGGATTACATTTTGTTTACTGATGAAAATGACAATGCTGCGCTCGGCTTTACGGGCTGTGAGGGTGTTTCGTTCGGTGCGCCCGAGGAAAATGACACCGACTGTGTTTTGTGTGAGGATAATCCTCCGCAAAGCGACGACAGAGAGGAATACGAAAGACTTATAAAGGACAGGTTTAAGGAGCATTTTGCCGCCGATACTCAAAAGCTTATAAACCGCAGGTTCAAAAAATACAAGGCGCTGGAGGAAAAGGTCAGGACGCTTGAGGCTGAAGCATCAAAATACGCAGAGCTTGACAGACTGCTCCTCGAAGAGCGCGAGCGTGCGGTCAGAGAGACCGAGGAGAGAATGAACCGCGAATTCAAGGCTATGAGGGGAAGGGCGCATGAAAATGCCTTAGCGCCTCACGTCTCCCGTTCCTCGTTTGACGTCGCAAGGCTTACCAAAAGTGAGCGTGCGCTCTTGGCTTCAAGAGCGCAGAAGGGTGAGAAAATTCACCTATGAAAAATTATACTCCTACAATATTCGAAAAGAAAGGGAAATTTATAATGAAGGATTTTAATATCAATTTGCAGCTTTTCGGTGAGGGCGAGACCGTCCTTGGCACCGAAGGCGTTATCAACACTAAAAACGGTAACGTCGAAGCGTATGAGGAGGGCGCGGGTCTTTCTCCCGAAATGAAGACCTACTACTCCGACTACCTTATCGACAATGCTGAGCCTGCGCTCGTTCACGACCGCTTCGCTCAGAAGCAGGATATTCCCGCGGGACAGGGAAAAAGCGTTCAGTTCCGCAAGTATGATCCGCTGCCTAAGATCACTGACCCCATCGCTGAGGGTGTTACCCCCTCCGGTCAGACTATCAATATGGGTCTTATTACTGCAACCGTTGCTCAGTATGGCGGTTACGTTGAGCTTACCGACCTCTTGCTTATGACCGCTATCGACAACAATCTTTGCATGGCGACCAAGCTTCTCGGCTCGCAGGCGGGACGTACCCTCGACACCATCTCCCGTGAGGTGCTTGTCGGCGGTACTAACGTTCAGTACGGCGAGGGTAAGGTGTCTTCGCGTGAGCAGATCTCCGTTGCTGACGAAAACGGCGAGGGCGGCTGCTACCTCACGGTTGATGCGGTTCGCCGCGCGGTGAGATTCCTCAAAAATCAGAACGCGGAGAAGATCAACGGCTCTTACGTTGCTATCATTCACCCCGATTGCGCTTACGATCTTATGAGTGATCCCAACTGGCGCACTCCTATGCAGTATGGCGATCCCTCCTCGCTCTTTGAGGGTGAGATCGGTAAGATCGAGGGCGTCAGATTCATTGAGAGCACCGAGGCGAAGGTATTCCACGCGCCCGATCTCGCGGCTGATGCGAGAAATCTTAAGGTCAGCGCTGCCGCTACTAATTCCGCGAACGTAAGCTTTACGGGTGGTAACGTGGCTGACGGCGAGCTTGTCGGCAGAGCAGTTCTTATCGACGGTAAGAAGTACTTTGTTTCGGCAAATACATCTTCATCTATGACACTTTGTACAGACAGTACAAAGGCGACTCCCGCGTCGGTCAGCTGCGCGAAGGACACGCTCATTTATCCCGGTGAGGCGGGTGCTTGCGGTGCTGACGTTTATGCTACTCTCATCTTCGGTGAGAATGCTTACGGAACTACCTCGCTTGCGGGCGGCGGCCTTGAGCATATCGTCAAGCAGCTCGGCAGCGCAGGCTCCTCTGACCCGCTTAATCAGAGAGCTACAGTCGGCTGGAAGGCGACTAAGGTCACTGTTCGTCTGGTTGAGGCGTTCATGATACGTATCGAAACCGCCGCTTCCGTATAAGAAAACGCGGTCGGTTATCGACGAATAGTCGGTTAAAACTAAAAAGGGTGCGAGGGGTGACCCTCGCGCCCCCACAAGAGAGGAGATACAAGTGAAGGAATATAATGAGGCTATTGCCGCGCTTAAGGCTGAATACGAGCAGAAGCTCGCGGAAAAAGAGGCTGAAAACGCGCGTTTGCGCAATATCAAAAAGACAGCCGAGGAGCGCGCTAAAGCGCAGGCTAAGGAATACGAGAACTATCTTAACGAGTATATCTCGGTCAAGCTGTTTAAGGATAATGACAGGTATAAGGACGACGTTTACGTCGCTGTAAACGGGCAGAACTGCATTATCAAGCGCGGGGAGTGGGTCAAGGTCAAAAGAAAGTTTGCCCTTGTGCTTGACGCGTCCGAAATTCAGGATATGCGTACCGCGGAATACCTTGAAAGAGAGCAGAGAAGATTTGCTTCGTCTAACTAACTGACGGGGTATGGTCGATAGGGGCGATTTGCGGATCGCCCCTATGGTGTTTGCGGCTATGTTTTTGTCGTTTCCAAGGATATATGTTGACAAATGCGGCGGAATGCGGTACAATGAGGGTGTGAAGAAAAAATTTTCCTTTGTACGCCCGACAACAACGCATAGCTATTCGTTGCCGAGTGATAATAAGCGTCACCCAATAACAACAAATGCGCATAGTGGTCGGAATCGGCTCACTATGCGAATTTTACTTTCGGAGAAAAATTATGCTTTTATATCTGATATCTTTGGTGGAAGACAAGGACGTGCCAAAGATCGAGTACATTTACAATAAATATCACGCTGATATGCTGCGGTTTGCAAAATGCAGGCTGAAAAAGGCTAAGATCCCAAGCTATCTGACAGATGCCGAGGACGTTGTTCAAAACGCTTTTTGTAAGATCTGCAAGTATATAAGTAAAATTGACGTCAACGTGCACGAAAGGGTGCTGAAGACATACGTTCTGACTATCGTCGCGAATGAATCTAATAACTTTATTTCGAATTATGAATTTGTGGAGCCGTTTGACGACGGATACGCCGAGATGGGCGATGACGATTTCATACGAAAAATAAACATTGCCGAAAGCTATGAAAGAGTTATCAAGGCTATCGAGAGCATGGACGAAAAATACAGTATAACGCTTCTGTACCGCTATCACAAGGGAATGAGTGTAAAGCAGATAGCCGATTTTATGGGAATATCGGAAAAAACGGTATATACAAGGCTTTTGCGGGGAAGAAAACTGTTATTGGAAATGTTGGAGGGGAATATTGATGTATAGATCTGACGCAAGGCTTTTCGGAGATGCTGTTCTCTGCGGCATTGCCAACAGGTATGAGCGCGAGATGGCATTAAACTCCGAGGACGGCAGCTGCTCCGAGAAGCATATCGATGCTATGCTTGGGTTGATAAGAAGCTCAAATATAAATGAGAAAAAGAGAGCAAGGGGCAGGCTTATCGCGGCGCTCGTTGCGGCGGCGTTGTTACTCGTTGGTTGCACGGCGTACGTGTATCGCAAGCAGATAGGCTCTTTTGTTGAAACGATCTTTGATGAGTGGATAAGAGTAGATTTTGAGGATGACAGCGGAGAATATATAAACGTAATTGAGGATGTGTATGAGCTGTCGTATGTTCCCGAAGGGTTTGAGCTGGACGTGGAATCTGTTGATGATGTTGGAGTAACGTACATTTATTATGATGAAAACAGTAATCTTATTATGTATGACCAAACTCCTTTGGGCGCGTCTAACACACTTGACATTGACAATGATACGAATGAGGTTTCTGTGTTTAAGCATAACGAAATCGAGATTTACGTTCGTGTGAACGAGACAACAAGACATTACATTTGGCGTGATGAAAACTATATGATGTCATTAGTGTGCTCAAATATAATATCGGAAAGTGAAGTGCTAAAAATAATTGACGGAATAAAATAAAAATGTGATTAAAATATTTTTTGGTTTTCTTGAAGAAAAAAACGCTTGAAGAAGGTATTATGGTATGAGAGGGGAAAGAATATTGGGAAATTAGCACGCAAATATCGAAAGGAGAACACATATGAAAAAAATATATACGAGTTGTTTGATTATTATTTTGTGTCTTGTTCTTGTGTCCTGCGATCTTGCCGACACTCCTTTGGAAAAGGATAGCCAACAAGAAACAGAGGAGCTTTCGGGGGCGGAGAGTAGGGAAAATGATAGTCGGCAGGATGTTGAAACTGACACGGGTATAGATGTTGACGAGCCTTCAAATGAAGCAGTCAAAAATGAAAATCCCCAATCTCCGCAAGTAATAATTACGTTTGAGAAAATCGAAGATATTTCAGACTTAATATCTGCCGGACTGGGTACGTATGAAGAATTCGTTAAATACAAACAAGAAAAAAACCCGGATATTTTGATATCTCAGGAAGACGTGCAGGTGGCTGCTAAAGTGATTGCTGCATTTTCAATTCCTATTACAGAAAACAGTGATCAGGTTGAATATCTCGGTGGAAATTACTATATTGAACGAGCAGAATTGAATTTGTACTATAAAGTTAATGGGATTAGATATTGTTTTACATATGAGTATGGTAAAAAATCCTCTTATAAATACGAAGGTGATCTTGTTATTGAAAATGCTATGTTCGGTTCTGAAAAAATAGACATTTATAAGGTAAGCGGTGGGTTTATTGGATCAATGATGGACAGAGCAGGTGTTGTAAGCGTAAGAATTTATAGTAATGATAAATCCAGTGTTTCATTTGAAAATTTTGATTTTGTTCCAATTTCAAAGATTGTTGTCGAATAATTAGAAACGCAAGTTTCAACACGATTATTTAAGGGGAGGCAAACATGAAAAAAATATATACGAGCTGTTTGATTATTATTTTGTGTCTTGTTCTTGTGTCCTGTGATCTTGCCGACACTCCTTTGGAAAAGGATAGCCAACAAGAAACAGAGGAGCCTTCGGGGGCGGGAAGTAATACGGGTGATGTATCACAAGGTACGGTCAATGAAGTCCCGCAAAACTCCGAGAGCGATGTCCAGCATAGCACCGAAAACGAGTTGTCAAGCGAGCCGTCGGACGCAGAAAATTCAGAACAACTTTTTGATATCTCATTACTAGAAAACAACAATGAGGACTACGACATATTTAAGGACTCTCAATCTGTTGACTGGGGTGCAACATCGTTTCAAGATAAATCGGCATCGCCATCTCTTGAAATTACGATACTAGGAAATGATTATGAATTAGAATATTTGGAATCTGCTTATCTTCCGCTTAATGCTTTTCCTGTACACACATACAAAATCAAAGGCACAGAGTATTCTAAAATATTAATATGCGCCCAGACAGGCAAGATTGTAAAATACTCAAACATACCAATAAAGGTATCATACAAAACTGAACAAGAATATAAAGCATTTATTCAAGAGCTCGTGGGACAACAGTATGAGCTTGCTGATTATCAGTATAAATGTACCACGTGGCGTTATATTTTTACGGACACGTCTATGCGAAGTAATGTTGAAGATGGATTTTTTGTTTGTGCTAACAATGAAAAACTAGCTTCTTATTCGTTCTATTTTGATAAAGAAATCGGCGGCATCAAAACCCTTGAGCATATTTCCGCAGAATTCAGCGAAGACTCTTTTTCGCTCGAAATATACGACTTTAACTATGAAAATAATACATTCATCCGTATTTTGAACGCAATGAACGCTTTGCAGATAGAATTGCGTAATTATCTAGGATCTGAGGTCTCCGAGGGATTTATTATAACTAATACCAATGTTATAAGCCACACTTTGTTTATCAGAAATGGCATACCGTATGTAAACTCATGTGTTGACGTGGAATATTCGCGCGAGAATGAAAATGACAAATATGTTCAACGCGTACAGACTATAATCGGTTTAAAATCAGAATAATAACCGATTATGCATTGTCGCCCCCCGCGGTTGCGGGGGGCGACGGGGCGGACTTATATGGCTTTTGATTTCGGAGCAGTTCTCTAAAAGGAGGGTACATATGAAAAAAATACATACGAGCTGTTTGATTATTATTTTTTTGTGTCTTGTTCTTGTGTCCTGCGATCTTGCCGACACGATCTTTGATAAGGATAGCCAACAAGAAACAGAGGAGCCTTCGGGGGCGGAGAGTAGGGAAAATGATAGTCGGCAGGATGTTGAAACTGACACGGGTATAGATGTTGACGAGCCTTCGAGCGAAGCAGTCGATAATTCAAGGTGTACATATGATTCGTTCATTTATGAGTTATCCGAGAATGGCGGGGGGATTCAAGTCGATGAAAAAGCCGCTTCGTTCAAGATCGTTGAATATATCGACGAGTCGATTTCCCAAACGATAACTATGAAATTGTTTGGGAAAGAACGCCGTCTTATATATGACGGTTCGATGTATAATCCGTTTTGTGATCAATCTATTAACTTCTATGCGATTCCTGACCTTGACAATGGATTCTCCGGACTTGGCTATTATCCCACGGTATCCATGGATGCAATAACCGGTGAGATAGTTGGATATTCACTTTTTCCATATGAAACTATGCCTAAAACAGAGAATGAATGTATAGAATTTTTGAAAAAAATCGTGGGAAATGCGGTAGAACTGGAAGATTTGAAGTGCGACATCAAAACCAGCTACTATATCTCATCGGAATCCGCAACACGAAAGACCACAATTGACGGTTTTTATGTCTGCGAGAGCAATGAAAGATTAGGCGCATATACTTTTAGGTTTTCTGAATATATAGACGGAATTCCAACATTTAAAGAAGTATATGCCGTCTTTGAGGATGATATATTTACAGTACGGGTTAGTGATCCCGAGCATAGAAATACGATCCAGCAAATGCCGGATTTTGATGAGGTGGAAAAGTCCATAAAGTCAGAAATCACGAGTGCAATTAACGATAAATATACGATAGAAAGCTGCTCGGTCATTAGTGAAAAGCTATTTATCAATAAAGGTGTTACCTATGTTCTATCCAACGTTGAGGTGTTCTTTAAGGAGAATGGTGATACAGAGTCTTTGTGTATGCTCGTCCAAATTATTACCGAAATAAAATGATGTATGTGCAGATAGCACAGAACGATTTTATCGCTACTGTTGAGTGTGTAGCCAACGCAAACTAAAAACAGCATAGTCTATTCTGACCCCAAGGAACTTACCACATATATAAATGAGAATTTTAGCAATTATCAAACAAATATTGTTTTATCCGAGCCTGTATTTTACGGATATTATAATGGAACTATGTTTGTTAGTTTAAATTAATGATCTTTAATCAGAGGAGAAATATATAGTGAAGAAAATAAAATTGCAAGAGTGCATGCTTGTTCTCTTATGCCTCATAATGCCTATGATCCTTATCCCGATTTTACCTACCTTGTACTTTCTAGAATCAGTACTTGACATCGTCATCCCGGGCATGTTGTTGATATCTCCGGGAGCTCATATGATATTGACAATTGGCATGTCTTTTATAATATGTATTTTCAGCAAGCGTCACGGTATAAACAAGTGGTTCGGATTTATCGTTTATGCAATATGTGTAATTGTGGCATCTTTTCTTGGGGTATTAATGATTTATATTGGATTTTTACCTATGTTCAAAATGACTACTGTAGCATATTTACTACTGTCCTCAATAGGAAGCGTCACACCTTGCGCGATATATCTTGTTTTTATGCTGATTCAACATCGCAAAAAGAACCAGAACGTATAAAGCCAAATCGCCCCCCGCGGTTGCGGGGGGCGTCGGGGCGGACTTATATGGCTTTTGATTCCGGAGCAGTTTTCTAAAAGGAGGGTACATATGAAAAGGATCATTATCGGTTTTCTTGTAATCATACTTGCTTTTTGTATGCTTGTATCATGTGATAATGCTAAGGTGGCAGACGTGTCGGGCATAAAGACGGTTGATGAGATAAATGCGATAGATTCGTACAGCCTCGAATATGCCGGATATGTGTTTTACAATTATGACGAGAGCTGGTGCGTGTCCAGAATCTCCGAGGATGACAGCGATATTGTTACAGAGAGCAGAGCGTTCAAGCCCAAAAAGGTCACACGTGACGATATGATTAAATATAAGCGCGATAAAAGCGTCAAGGACATTTACGATGCGGTTGAGAAAATGGGATTGCCGTACGACATCCCCGAAATGAGCAGTTACGTGTTAGGATTTGCGGCAGATGATGGAACAGAGATTTTATTGAGTTTTTTTATGAAATACAATTCTGAAGGGAAGTATTTGGGATTTCACGCGGGAACTATAATGTTTATTCCCGACACGGTGGACTATACAGGCTTGAAATACTCCGATGTGAAGATGATTTTAGGGTCGGAGGGGGATCAGGCAGACTCTGACGAAAAAATATTTGAGTGGAAGCTTTATGACGGAAAGATACTGCGTGTATGGCTTAAGCAACCGCTTTTCGCATCGACGATCGATGACTACGTGGTTCAAAGCTTCAGCTTGGAAAGCGGACAGAAATAATGGCAAGCGGGCGCGCGGTACAAATGTCGCGCATATGACAACAAGAGCAGAGGAGGGCTTTGTATATGGATAGTAAGGGCAACACAGCGTATGATAAACGGAAAAAACGCTGTCCGTGGTGCGGAAAGCTTATTTGCGATAACGGTAGCATATTGAGCAGATTGCGGTCGGGATTATCTCCCGTGAGTATTTGCAAAAGCTGCTTTAATGCTTTTTCGTCTTCGCTTTCATCAAGTATATTGATGTTCCTGATACTTATTGTCTGGTTTTATTTTACCGGCACCTTATTGGAATTTATTATAATTCTGTCTTTTCTTATTCTTTCGGTTACCTTGGCGATATTGCTGTCTTTATTCGGGATATACGGTATTTACAAGCTCGATCTTAACGGCAAAAAGGTTAAAGAGGACGGCGTGGAATATATCGGCATCATTGATAACAAGGGCGACGCGACAATCTCCAAAAACGCAATTTTGCTTACGGACAAGGCTCTTGACGAAAGCCCTGAGTTCAGCGTTGTATCTCCAATAAAAATTAACAAATACTCGCGCAAATCGGGTATGATCAGCTTTTCATTTATCTATGAGCATCCCGATAACAGCTCCCTTGTTGAAAGGAGCGAATTTGAGGTATATTCTTTAATTGGAGAGCGATATGAGTCATTCGCGATCTCCGGTGTGGCTCGGAAGGATAAAAAGAATCGGTAAATGCGTTCTCGCGGAGGGGATTTTCTGAAAGGAGGGTACGTATGAAAAAGGTGATCACAATACTGAAGATATTGGGCATTGTTTTGCTCGTTGGTGTTGTTCTTTATATAGGAGTAGCTTCGGCGAAAGCGATGCCCGCTTTAATACATGATTTTGCTCGTTTTCCCAAATATGGCTCCACTAATGAATTTGATAATTATAGGATAATTGACGGCAATTTATCCTGGAAGGAAACAGACAGGATAATCGGTACTGATACAGACTACAGTACTTCTCCAAATATGTTTTATACGTACAAAAGGATCAAGGGAGAGGACCCCGAAAGGTTTGTTGGGGCATATCGGTATAACGGTATAATATTTAAAACACACGAATTCCACGTTGTACTTGTTTCTCCAGAATACAGATTTGATCTTTGGAAGGACTGGACGGTGAGTGGAGTGGAATTGCTCTACGTTGACGAAAAAACAAACGATAATAACGATCCGTCCGATTACAGAAGAGTAACTATCTTTAATTCATCAGACGGGAAAGTGTTCGATGATCTTACCACCATTATAAAAAACAACATAAAGGCGGAGGCTCCTATTACGTTGAACGCTGAGAAGCCTCGACTAAAGGACACGGGTAAGAAGGTCTATAATTATGGAATAAGAGTTCATTTTGATGAAAGTGACAGCATCATTTGGGATGCAAAGCTACATATTTATTCCAGCGGCGAGCATAAAGAAGCTTATATTGATTACGGGGAAGACAAAAGATTCTTTCTTGAGGTAGTACGTCCATACGCAATAAATGGTAATTATTTGTTAGAGATCCCCGAAGACTCGAAGCTGTATAAGCTTATCAGAGAGGCAATTTACGGTTAATGATCTGTCCCCCGCGGTTGCGGGGGACTTTTCTATTGACAAATAATGGATCATGTGATATAATTTATTCAGAAAATTTTGTTTTCGGAGGTCGTATTTATGAAGAACAAAATCAGAAACAAGATAATTCTCTCGGTTGTATCGGGTATTCTCTTTACGGCAGTGTCATTTTACGTGCTTTTGCCTGAAATAAATCCCGCATCTCCCGGCTTCTGGGCGTATCTTACCGCGGTGATCCTTTCCTTCGCTTATCCCTTCATTTTTGAGGGCGGCGGAGTTCAGAAAAAGAAATCCAAGAGCTTCGGTAATATGAATTCCTCTATGGAGATCAAAATGCCCGCTAAGGTCAAGGCTCTGCCACTCGCCTTAGTGATCGCACCTATCGCGATAATCGTTATCGGCGGTATTATTTCCTCGACCTTCTTTAACGCTAAGGCTTATGCCTCCGTTATCGACGTACAAGAGGCTGTTTTTGCCGACGATATGAAGGAAACCGACGAGGTCACTAATATCGCGCTTATGGACGGCGAGAGCGCACGAATAATCGGTAACAGGACATTGGGCTCGCTCTCCGAGGTCGTTTCTCAGTACAGAATTTCCGACATTTATACTCAGATAAACTACAAGCACACCCCCAAAAAGGTTTCAAACCTTGAATATGACGATTTCTTTAAGTGGATATCGAACAGGGGAAAGGGTGTTCCCGGATACGTTATGGTAGATCCCGTCAACAACACCGCTGAATATATCAAGCTCAACAAGCCCTTGAAATACGTTGACAGCGGCTATTTCGGCGACGATCTTATGCGTAAGCTCCGTTTCGACTACCCCACAAAGATCTTTGACGATTTCATCAGCTTTGAGATAGACGAGGACGGAAATCCTTACTATATCATTTCCTGTCTTATGCCGAAGGTCTTCCCGTTCGGAGCCATGGACGTCGTTGAGGTCATCATCTTCGATCCCTGCACGGGTGAGAGCGAAATATACAACGTCGGTGACGTTCCTCCGTGGGTCGATGCTGTTTTCTCGGGCGATCTCGCCGAGGAAAAATACAACTGGCACGGTACTCTCTCGGGCGGCTTCTGGAACAGCGTTATCGGAAACAAGGACTGCAAGCAGACCACCGACGATTACGGCTACATCGTTATCGGTGACGACGTCTGGTACTTTACGGGCGTTACCTCGGTCACGGCTGACGAGTCCAATATAGGATTTATCATTTCCAACGCGCGTACGGGTGAGTACAAGTATTATCCCGTCGTCGGCGCGGAGGAGTACAGCGCTATGATGGCGGCTGAGGGTGAGGTTCAGGAAAAGGGCTACGTGGCTTCCTTCCCGTCACTCATAAACGTTCAGGGTCAGGCTACTTACATTATGGTACTG